ATGCAAAAACGCAACGTAGCCTCCGTCCTCAGAGCATTGCTCGATCGCCACGGCCTGTCGCCGACAGAGCTGCACCGGCGTACGGGTATCCCTCAATCCACGCTGTCGCGCATCTTGAGCGGCAAGATCGTCGACCCTTCGGATAAACATGTCTCGAAGATCGCCGACTATTTCGCTGTCAGTACCGAGCAGTTGCGCGGGCGCGCCGAACTGGGCGAATCGCGCGAGCCTGCAGCGCAGGTCCAAGGTCATGCGCATCTCAGCGACATCAGCCTGTGGGACGACGAAACCCCCGTCGAGGATGACGAGGTGTCGGTACCCTTTCTTCGCGAGGTTGAATTGGCAGCTGGATCAGGAAGATTCGTCATCGAAGAAAGCGAGCGTGCCCGGTTGCGCTTCGGCAAACGGAGCCTGCGTCATAACGGCGTGCAATTCGACCAGGCCAAGTGCGTCACGGTGCGCGGCAACAGCATGCTGCCGGTGCTGCGCGATGGCGCAACGGTTGGGGTCAATACCGGCAAGTGCTCGATCGGCGACATCATCGATGGCGACCTGTATGCGATCAATCACAATGGCCAATTGCGTGTGAAGCAGGTTTATCGTTTGCCCACTGGCATTCGCCTGCGCAGTTTCAATCGCGACGAACACCCTGATGAAGACTACAGCTTCCAGCAAATGCAGGACGAGCAGATCAGCCTGCTTGGCCATGTGTTCTGGTGGGGGATGTACGCCCGTTGATCCTGTGTTGATGCCAGTTGGTTGGGGGGTATGGGCATCAGGGTATGGCTTCACATATTGGGCGTCTGGGCGATCGAGCGCCGCCCGCGCGGCGCATCGCGAGCTGCGCTCGCTCCTACCGTTTGTTTCAGGCCAATAACGTTTGTGACAGGCGCCGCGACCGCTTTGTTAGTACGACGCGATATCGCGCCATGCGCCAAGGCGTACGCGCGCAAATCGCACAGGATAATTGGCCGCAAACAAACGTAGGAGCGAGCAGAGCTCGCGATGCGCCGCGCGGGCGGCGCTCGATCGCGCAGGCGCTGCACAGCCCAAGGCGAACCTACTTACCCCCTAAAAGTAACCGTCATCACCCGCCAAGGCGGGTTTTTTTTCGTCCCCAGAAAACTCCTACAAACCGCGGTGTGCATAGCCTGCATGCATATCAGTAAAATAAAACGCATAGAAACATGAAAAAATGCATTGACTGCATATGCATTAGTGCATAGCCTGTGTCTCAAGCCGGACAGAAACCGGTTGTTACACAGGCAGCGATGGACAGGCCTCAACTGTCCAGAGGGTTGGCAACTGGCCCGGGTGTGCAGCGTAAAGCACCACGATCAGTTATCTGGCGGGCAGGCGGCCGCGGTCGGAGTCATCAATTTGAAGCGTAACCGCGCGGCGTCACCAGTCGTGGCCGGCGGTTGAACCACGCATTACTGAAAAGCCTGGCAAGCCGGGCTTTTTGGAATGCCGAGTTGCTGCACGCAGACAGTCGTGCCAATACCCCCACCACCTGCCTGCAGGCCACCCCAGCAGGCATCACACAGGAGACAGGACAGTGACGACCGAGCAACAAGCGTTACTGGAGATGCCGCTCTGGCTGGTAATCGTCCTGGCATTGCTGGGCGGCCTGAGCGGTGAAATGTGGCGAGCCGACGAGGCCGGCGCCACCGGTTGGTCGCTGCTGCGCAGGCTGGCGCTGCGCTCAGGGGCCTGCATGGCCTGCGGCGTATCGACAGTGATGTTGCTGTATGCCGGCGGCGTGTCGATCTGGGCGGCCAGTGCACTGGGCTGCATGACCGCCGTTGGCGGTGCCGACGTGGCCATGCGGCTTTATGAGCGCTGGGCGATCCGCCGCCTGGGGCTGCGTGACAACGCGGCTGACGACGAACGAAAAGGAGTATGAGCATGAGTGAATTGGCCACCTTGCACACCGCAGTGACCGCCACCATTCGCGAGGCGATTCCTGAGCTGGCGTCGGTTGATGCCTACACAGCTGTAGGAAGCGCCCCTGAACGCCCGGCCTTGCGCCATGGCATCGTGCGCATGACGGCCGATGCGGCGCCGCGTGATGGGCGTTCGGTACTGATTGCCACATTCGAGGCCGACATCAGCGCCGACAGTGCCAACCCTGAAGCACGCTTGCAGGGCAGCCTGCTCGCTGCACAGTTGATGGACCTGCTGCGCCAGCAGCATTGGGCGCTGGACTTCGTCGAGGCCAGCCGCAACGTGCAGGCGCAATTCGAAGGCAGCGCCTGGACCGTGCGCTGGGACCAGCCGGTGCTGCTTGGCGATGCGCGCTGGAGCTGGCCGGATCAACCCCCGGGCAGTTTGGTGCTGGGCTTTGCGCCGGACATCGGCTTGGGCAATGAAACGCACTACGTCGCTCCCGAGGCGCTGTCATGAGCTACGTCAGCGCCATGCACGACCGCATGTTGGCGTGCCTGGTGATTCCGTGCCGGGTGGTGGCGGTGGACCTCGCCGCCGCCAGGGTGCGGGTCTCCGATGGCAGCGGCTGGACCAGCGCCTGGCTGCGCTGGCATGCCCAGGCTGCAGGCCCGGCACGGCATTGGCGAGCGCCCGGTCTGGGCGAGCAGGGCGTGCTGCTCAGCCCCAGTGGAGAGCCGGCCCTGGGCACCTTTCTGCCCGGCCTGTATGGCACTGCAGGCAACGCGCCGGACAACCGCGAGCACGTCGAAGTCTGGCGTTTTGCCGATGGCGGGTCGCTCAGCTACGACTGGCAGGCCAGCCACTATGCCATCCAGCTGCCCGGCGGCAGCGCCACCATTACCGTCGGCGCCAGCACCGTGCAGGTCAGCGACGCTGCAATCAGCCTGCAGGCGGCGGCGATCAGCCTTGCCGGCAAGGTCGCCATCGACGGGCCGCTGCAGGTCAGCGGCGATATCCATGGCGCGGGGCGGATCGTCGACACGGCCGGCAACACCGCTAATCACAAACATTGAAACGAGCCCGTAAGGGCTCTTTTTTCATCAGGAGAGTGCCATGCATAGCCATGACCCAGGAGGCGCACCATGATCGGCATGGACCGCCGTACCGGCCAGCCCCTGGCCGGCATCGAGCATCTGCGCCAGTCCATCGAAGACATTCTCACCACGCCGCTGGGCAGCCGGCGCATGCGACCAGACTATGGCAGCCAGTTGCGCCGTTTCGTCGACCTGCCCGTCACCGACGGCTGGAAAAGCGCCGTGCAGGCTGAGGTAGCGCGTGCGCTGGGCCGCTGGGAGCCGCGTTTGCAACTGCAACGCGTCAAGGTCGTCGCCGTGCTCGATGGCCAGGTCAGTCTGGCCCTGAGCGGCCGTTACCTGGGTGATCAAGCGCTCATGGAGGTGAGCGTATGAGCCAGGTCGACCTGTCGAATCTGCCGGCCCCGCAGTTGCTCGAGGACGTGGATTTCGAAACCCTGTATGCGGCCGATCTGCAGACCTTTCGCCAGTACCTGGGCGAGGCCTGGACGGCCAATCTGGAAAGCGACCCGGTGACCAAGCTGCTCGAGGTCGGCGCCTATCGCAAACTGCTCAATCGGGCACGTATCAACGATGCAGCCAAGGCCTTGCTGCTGGCCTACGCCCAGGGCACCGATCTTGACCAACTGGCCGCCAACGTCAGCGTGCGGCGCCTGGTGATTCAGGCCGAAGACCTGACCCGCGTGCCGCCGGTGCCGGCCATGCTGGAATCCGACGATGCCCTGCGCGAGCGCGTGCAGTTGGTCTATGAAGGCCTGACCACCGCAGGTCCGCGCAACAGTTACATCCTGCATGCCCGCAACGCTTCGGGGCAGGTGGCTGACGCCACCGCCGAAAGCCCGTCGCCGGCAGTGGTGGATGTCACCGTGCTGGGCCTGGAGGGCGACGGCCAGGCCAGTGCCGAACTGCTGGCCCAGGTCGCCGCCTACCTTAACGATGACGACATCCGCCCGGTTGCCGACCGCCTCAATGTGCGCAGTGCTCAGGTCCTGCCTTACCGCATCGACGCCGTGCTGTACCTGGCCGACAACGGCCCTGAATACGAGGCGATCCTGGCCGAATGTCAGCGCCGTCTGCAGGCCTGGATCAACCCGCGTCGCCGACTGGGCGTGGAGGTATCGCGTTCGGGCATCGATGCGCAGTTGCACATCGACGGGGTCAGCCGCGTCGAACTCAGCGGCTGGAGCGACATCCGCCCGAGCAAGGCCCAGGCGGCCTGGTGCGAAGGCTTCACCCTCAAGCGGGGTAGCTGACATGCAAAGCCTGCTGCCCCTCAACCGCACCGCGCTGGAGCGCGCCATCGAAGCGGCCGCCGACGAAGATCTCAAGGCCAGCCTGCGCTTGCTCTACGACCCCGACGACTGCCCGGCGCACCTGCTGTATCACCTCGCCTGGGCCTGGTCGGTGGACCGCTGGGAAGACAGCTGGAGCGAGGAGATCAAGCGCTCGGTGATTCGCTCGGCGTTTTTCGTACATGCGCACAAGGGCACCATCGGGGCGCTGCGCCGAGTGGTCGAGCCGTTTGGCTATCTGATTGAAACCGTCGAGTGGTGGCGGATGGCGCCACAAGGCCTACCAGGGACCTTCGCATTAACGGTTGGTGTGTCGACTACCGGGATCAGTGAAGACACTTACCGTGAACTCTCAGCCTTGCTCGATGACGCCCGGCCGGTGAGTCGGCACATGGTGGGCCTGCAAATCAGCCTGCAGGCAGCAGGCCGTTTTTATCTGGGCATGAGTTTGAGCGAGGGTGACACCTTGGAGGTATATCCCCCCGCACTGCTCGACATTCGGGTCATCGGCGTCATCGGACGCGGTGGCCGGGAAACGACTATCGACACTTTGGAAATTGCACATGGTTGACCAGAACACGCAGTTCTACGCAATTCTCACGAACGTGGGCGCCGCCAAGCAAGCCAATGCTGATGCCTTGGGCATTGCCTGGAATATCACTCAAATGGGTGTAGGCGACGGCAACGGAGGTGATCCTACGCCCGATTCCAACCAAACGCGCTTGATCAACGAGTGGCGCAGAGCGCCGCTCAATCAGCTAAAAGTGGACGACAATAATCCAGCAATCATCGTGGCTGAACAAGTCATCCCCGCTGATGTTGGCGGCAAGTGGATTCGTGAGATTGGTCTTTACGACGAAGCAGGCGACCTGATTGCAGTAGCAAACTGCGCCCCTACTTATAAACCGAAGCTTTCGCAGGGCTCAGGTCGTACCCAAGTATTACGCATGAGTCTGGTAGTGAGTAACGCCGCTTCCATTAGCCTGAAAATTGATCCCAGCGTCGTGTTGGCAACTCGGGAGTGGATAACCGAAGAGTTGGCTCGTCAAGATTTCAAACATTCCGTGCTGGCCGCCACTACGGCTGGCATCAACTTAAGTGGCCTTCAAACCATCGACGGTGTAGCACTAAGCGCCGGCGCTCGCGTACTGGTGAAGAACCAAGCTACGGCCAAGGAAAACGGTCTTTATACCGTAGTGTCCGGAGGTGCTTGGACACGTAGTGCCGATGCCAACACTAACGCCAAGGTGACACCTGGATTACTGGTATTGATTGAAAAAGGTGCGGTCAACGGTGACAGCGCTTGGCAGCTGGTAACGGATGGTCCGATCAGCCTGGGAGTAACCGGGCTCACTTTTGAAATGGCTTTCGGGCGCACTGGAGTTGCTGCCGCTACATACCGGAGCGTGCAAGTCGATAAGTACGGACGTGTGGTGGCGGCGACCAACCCGACAACAGTCGCGGGGTATGGCCTGACAGACGTCTTCACTAAAGCGGAGACTTATAGCCGGGCTGAGATCACGCAAGCGATTAGTGGTGCCGTTGCCAGTGCTGTATCCGGCTTAGTGGATGCTGCCCCAAGCGCACTGGATACATTAAAGGAACTGGCCGCTGCGATAGGCAACGATCCAAACTTCGCCACCACGATGGTTAACGAGTTGGCGAAGAAAGCGACGTCAGCGTCGCCGAAATTTTCAGGGGCGCCTGAAGTACCAACGCCTTCCCCCGCCAGTACCGGCTTGCAAGTGGCGAACATGAGCGCACTGGCGACTGCAGTATCGACGGCCTCCCGGCATTTCAAAACGGCGATCATCGGCGTCGGCGGCAATTTGACGTTAACCGCCGCACAGACCGGCAATGCTGTGCAGTTCAATACAGGCCCGGTTACCTTGACGCTACCAGCAGTCGCAGACGTCGGTAATGGAGCGTCGGTGATGTTGCGCAATCCATCGGCTGGCGCAACGCAGACGATTGTCGTGGCCTCAGGTGGTTCAATCGTAGACGCTGGAACGACCTCCTCCAGCCTTGCGCTAAAACCGTTCGAATGGGCCGAGCTGGCTTCTTCGGGCGCCGCTTGGTTCGTGGTTGCGCGGGGCAAGTTGAAAGAGACTGCTGAGTTGGATTCGCCGAGTTTCATTGGCGCTCCTACTGCGCCTACACCACCTGTAGGCACCAACACGACCCAGCTTGCCACGATGGCTGCTGTACAGGCTGCACTGAAGGCGTTTGGGTTAGGAACGACCATCGGCGTTGGCGTTAATGATTTCAATACGGTTGATCAAACCGGCATGTACAGAGCTGAAGGTACAGCGCTCAACTCGCCTTTTCCTGCTGCCTCGATGACGCTGCTGCATCTTCAGTTCAATCAGACAGGCTGCTTCCAACTTGCCGCCAGTTGCAGCAGCAACATTGGCAACGCACGCCTGTTTTGGCGGACCAAGGCGGCAGGGGTGTGGAGCCAATGGCAGCAGGTAGGACGCTTGGAGTCGCCTTCGCTGACGGGCACACCTACTGCCCCGACTGCTGCCCTGGGTACCAACTCCGCGCAAATCGCCACGATGGCCGCTCTGATGCAGGCAATCGCTGCATCCAAGCGCAGTTACGGTGGAAACGTGATTGGGGTAGGGGCAGATATCGGCTTGTCTGGGTCGCAGACCGGTAGCGCCTTCAACGTGACCGCACCAGTAACCTTGACGTTGCCCCCCGCTAGTGAGGCCGGTTCGGGGGGAACGTATGTGGTCCGTAATGTCAGCGCAGGGGTAGTGACCATCCATGCACCGACGGGAGGCAAGATCTTTGAGAAGAACAACACCGTCACGTCTGCTTTGTTGCAAACTGGCGAATGGATTGAATTACAGGCGTCAACCACGAACTACTTCATCAATCAGCGCGGTACGCTGAATGAGATAGGTAAAGTCGTATCCGATGCGATGTCGTCATTTGGCATAGGTGGTTACAATGTCAAATCGGGTATCGACATCAATACCCTAACCCAAGGCGGTATCGCCTATTGCATCAACCCCATTAACAGTCCAGTGGGGACCTCAGGGCAGTCATCTGCCAACGGTTACTTGCTGTCGTTCCAATATATGGATGGCAGCACGTACTGCGCACAGATGTTCATACCCTCACTGGTGGGTGCTGCGCTGGACACGGTTTATTTCCGACGCATGGCGGCGGGAAATTGGGGCAATTGGAAAAGCCTGGCGAGTACTGACTCGCCTGGTTTCACAGGCGAAGCTTCATTCAGCGGAGATAATATTCAGCGATTCATCCATGCTGCCGGGAATTACGGCGTTATCCAGCGCGTGGACAATTCCAACTATTACATTCTGCTCACCGACGCCGGCAATGCGACGGGCAATTTCAATAGTCTTCGCCCTTTCCAGATCAATATGGCGACTGGCGCTGTCATCATGAGCCAGGGTGCCTCGGTGTTATCGCCACCCGATGATGACAATAGCTCTCGCGCAGCCTCAACGTTGTGGGTCAACAAGAAAGTCCAGATGGCCGCCCCGGTCGGGCAAGTCGCTCATTTTGCGCGCAGCACGCCGCCGGCAGGATGGCTTAAGCGCAATGGCGCCTTGGTATCTCGCACTACCTACTCGGCTTTGTTTGCCGTTATTGGCACTCAGTTCGGCGCCGGCGACGGTGCTACTACGTTCAACTTGCCTGATGACCGGGAGCTTATTGATCGTGCGTGGTCGGACGGGCTCAATGCGGCTGATGCCGGGCGCACACTTTTTTCATCTCAAGTTGGCCAGAACGAATCGCATACCCATGCCGGTATCGCCAACAGCGGCGGGGCGCATTCGCATACCACTACATTCATCCGAGAGCGCATAACCGCAGGGTTCGTGACGGAGGGGGGCAACGCGGTCTTCGGCGACCAACTCAGCGACGGTACGCAAAATCTGACCACTTCGGTTTCAGGAAACCACACCCACACCCTCACCATCAACCCAAGCGGTGGCAACGAGGTACGCATGGCTAACCGAGCCTATCTGGCCTGCATCAAGTACTGAGGAAACCATGACTGATATATGTGAAGAAGCTCTTGGCACGTCTGCCCTTGAAACCCAATCGGAACCTGTGCCTTGGTGGCTTGAGCCGGGTATCGAACCTCCTACGTTGTGCAACGTCCATCGGGAGACCGGGGAATATCTCTGCGTTTCACAGGCTGATCCAAGCCCGTTAGAACCCGGTGTATGGCTGTTTCCTGCCTTTAGCCACCGAGTTGCCCCACCCCAGGTGCGCGAGCACTTCGCCTCGATACTCGATCTGGAAAGCCAAGAATGGCGGTGGGCGCGTGATCACCGCGGCGCCACCGTATACAGCACTGATGACGGTACGCCGCGACGATGGGAGCATCTAGGTGAATTGCCTGACGGCTACACCACGAAAGCACCGACGTCGGCGTTCGACCATTGGGTAGTCGATCAATGGGTAACCGATGAGGTCTTGCGCGCTAAAGCAGCCCGTCAGGTTGCCTACAGCAGACAAGCGTTGAGCGATCAGTACGCCTTGGCGCGCATCAGCACCCTGCAGGATGCCACTGATCTTGGAGTAGCCACGGAGGCAGATAACTCCGCATTAGAGGCTTGGAAGCTGTATCGAGTGGAATTGAATCGCTTGAGCATCGCCTCATTGGCGCCCAACGATTTGCGATGGCCATCAAGTCCCAATGATGAAGCTTTGGCAGTCTGGCTTGGCGGACAGATTCGCTAAGCCCCGCCTAACACCTCGTTCATATCATACGGCCCCGCACGCGGGGCCTTCTCACATCTGGAGATTGGCTTTATGAGTGGTTTTTTTCATGGCGTTACCGTGACCAACGTCAATAACGGATCCCGCAACATCGCTTTGCCCTCGTCTTCGATCATCGGACTTGTGGACACATTTGAGCCCCGTGCTGATGTAACAGCTGGTGTTGATGATCTGGTCCTCATTACCAGCGAACGCGATGCCGTTAATGCATTTGGCGCTGAAGCAGCGATAACCAAAGCTTGTCGGGCCATTTATGTACGCAGCAAAGCGGTTATCGTAGCTTGTGGTGTCCAGAAGCACGATGACCCTGCGGAACAAGCTTCGGCGATCATCGGCGGCGTCCTGGCTGATGGTAAGCGCACTGGCCTTCAAGCGTTGCTCGACGGGAAAAGCCGTTTCAATGCGCAGCCCCGCTTGCTGATCACACCTGGCTACAGCTCTATCCAAGCCGTTGGCACTGCCCTCATTACGCTGGCTGACAAACTGCGAGGTGTTGCGATTCTCGATGGACCCCGCACGACGGACGATGCAGCGCTTGCCTATGCAGCAGGCTTCGGCGCCAAGCGCGCCTTCCTGGTCGACCCAGGCGTGCGGTACTGGGACAACGCTGAAGAGGCCACCGTCGATGCACCGGCCTCGGCCTGGGTCGCAGGCCTGTTCGCCTGGACCGACAGCGAGTACGGCTTCTGGGCCTCGCCGTCGAACAAAGAGTTCGTCGGTATTACCGGGACCACCCGCCCTGTGGAGTTCCTCGATGGCGACGACAGCTGCCGCGCCAACCTGCTGAACAACGCCAACATCGCCACCATCATCCGCGACGACGGTTTCCGCCTGTGGGGCAACCGCACCTTGTCCAGCGACCCGAAATGGGCCTTCGTCACCCGCGTGCGCACCCTGGACATCGTCATGGACGCCATCCTCTACGGCCACAAATGGGCCGTCGACCGCGCCATCACCGCCACCTACGTCAAGGACGTCACCGAGGGCCTGCAAGCGTTCATGCGCGACCTCAAGAACCAGGGCGCGATCATCAACTTCGAGGTGTTCGCCGACACCGAGCTGAACACCGCCAGCCAACTGGAGCAGGGCAAGGTGTACTGGAACATTCGTTTCACCGACGTGCCGCCTGCCGAAAACCCCAATTTCCGCGTTGAAGTCACTAACCAGTGGCTGACCGAAGTTCTCGATTCCGCCGCTTGAGGAGCGCAACCACATGGCAATGATCCCCGAAACCCTGGCCAACCTGAACCTGTTCGTCGACGGCGTCAGCTTCCAGGGCGATGTACCGAGCCTGACCCTGCCCAAACTCACCCTGAAGATGGAAGAGCACCGTCCTGGTGGCATGGACATGCCCGTGGAAATGGACTTGGGCATGGAAAAACAGGAAGCGGCCTTCACCACCAGCGGTGTGCGCCGCGAAGCGCTGAAGTTTTTCGGCCTGGCCGATGGCAGTGGCTTCAACGGCACCTTCCGCGGTGCCTTCAAAGGCCTCAAAGGCAAGATCAACCCAGTGGTGGTCACCCTGCGCGGCACCTTCAAGGAGATCGACATGGGCGACTGGAAATCCGGTGACAAGGCCGAGATCAAGCACAGCGTCGGGCTCAGCTACTACAAGCTCGAAGTCGATGGCCGGGTGATCTACGAGATCGATGCGTTGGGCATGCGCCGGGTCATCGACGGCGTCGACCAGTTGGCCAGCCAGCGTGCGGCACTTGGTTTGTGAGGAGATGAACATGGCTCAAGCGAAGCAACAACCGCAGTGGCTGACCCTCGGCGCCGACCGCGTGACCGTGCGCCTGTCGCGTCCCAGCCAGGCCAATGGCGTGCAGGTCGACAGCCTGTCATTGCGCGCCCCGACCGTGCGCGATATTCGCAGTGCCCAGGCCGGTGCGGGCGGTGATGACGAAACCCGTGAACTGAACCTGTTCGCCTCCCTGGCCGAAGTCGGCATCAAGGACCTCGAGGCCCTGGCACTGAAAGACTACAGCCGTTTGCAAAACGGCTATTTTCGCCTGGTGCAGGACGACGAACTTTGATCCGGCTCGGCAAAAGGCCGCTGCAAGGCGGCTGGCCAAGGAGCTGAACTTTTCCGCGAGCGAAATCATGACCATGTCGTACAGCGACATGGTCTGGTGGCTCGCGCCGTGACCAGGAGAAACCCATGGCGAACACACTGGTGTTCCCGCTCGGGCTCGGCGTCACCCTGATCAACCCGCTAGGCCATGCCATCGCGCTGCTGCGCCGGGATGTCGAACGCTTGCGCAGGCAAGCCGAGGGCACCCGGCTCGGCAGGCTGATCGGCGAGGTGGCGCACTTGGGGGTAGCGCTCGGCAAGCTGGACCAGGTCGAACAAGCGGCGGATCCAGAGCGCCAGCCGCACGAGCAGACGCAGGTCAAGCCACTGCGTGAACAGCTCACGCAAATCGAACGCCTACGTCAGCATTATCAGAGGCTGGACCGCGTCATTGCCGGTCTGGCGCAACTCAAACCGTTGCACGCACGGCTTACAGTGGAGGTCTGGCGCGCGTATGCAACGTCAGCCTCTGCCCAGGCCGCCACTGCCACTACCACGGTCGCTGCCGCCCACGCAGCTGCGCCGGCGGCGGTCGCCACGCAGCCCGCTGCCTTGCCAGCGCTGCTGGGGCGAGGAGCGGTTGCCGTCGCGGGGCTTGGCCTTGCCACCTATGGCGTGCGTAGAGGTGCGCGTCATGTGCTCGAGCGGCAACCCGTCGCCACCCAGCGACGCATGGCCAGGGTGGCAGGTGCAAGCTGGCGCACCCACCGCGTCGACGCCCTTGGCAAGGCGGCCAAGGCTTTATTGGAAGGAGAGGACGGCCAGGCGCGAGCCCAAGGCGTCGGCGCTGCGGCCGGTGAAATCGGTGGCAGCGTGCTGGGGGCCGCGCTGCCCTTGTTGAGCAGGAATCGCTTCGCCCGAAGACACGGCGCCACCCTTGGCGCCCATCTTGGCGAGGCGCTTGGAACCCGAACGGCGCGGATGTTGTACGGCTGGGTAACCGCGCCCGTCGATGTGCAGCCCAATCCTCAGGGCGTGCCTGTCGATGATGTTGCAACCGCTGCCGATGCAATGCCCAGCGCTGCGCCAGCGCCGCAGCGATCAGCCACCTCGACCGGGGCGGCTGCGGGTGTGGTCGCCGGTGCCCTGACCGTGGCGGGGGTTGCCGCTTACCGCAAAGGGCAAGGCCTGCCGCGCAACACGCGCCGACGCCTGTCCAAGGTCACCCGTGAACAGTGGCAGGCGCACCGCGTCGATACGCTGGGCAAGGTCGGCAAGGCGTCGATCACCGCAGAGGATGGCGAAGAGCGTGCGCAGGGCGTGGGCGCTGCGCTGGGCGAGATGGCCGGGCGACTGTTGGGCGCCGCGTTGCCACGCCTGACCAAGAGCCGCGCGGCTCGGAAATACGGTGCCGACGTCGGTGCGTATCTAGGCGAAGCGCTGGGCGGCCTGGGCGGTGCGGGCCTGTTCAAATTGGCCACTGCGCCGGCCAGCACGCCTGCGCCCTCACAGCAGGACGAACAGGGTGCTGCTGAGCCAGGCATCGCCAGTCAGGCGGCGCCGCAAGCACGCGTGGCGCCGCCCGCTGTTCAACAGCCCGCGGCCGAAAGCGCTCTGGCTCAGGAGGCGCTGGCCCTGGCCGGCTCGGTGGTTCCAGGCGCAGGCGGTGTGCTCAAGCGGGTCCCTCTCGCTGCTGTAGTGGGCACCTCCCTAGAGGTGCTCGATACCTATGACAGCGACGCCCCACGCGCTGAGAAAATCGAACGTTACGCCAGTGCTGGCGGCGGTCTGAGTGGCAGCTTGGCCGGTGCAGCGGCGGGTGCGGCGATTGGCTCGGCGGTGCTGCCGGTAATCGGCACGGCCCTGGGCGGCATCGTCGGCGGGGTGTTGGGCAGCATGGGCGGTGAAGCCGCTGGCAGCTGGTTGGGCCGGGCGGTGGCCGTACACGGTGGTGAGCCTTCGGCGGTGACCCAACAGCGATCCGGCACGCCAACGCCGGCGCTGCCGATCCCCGTCGATAGCGGTCGTCTGCCCGCGTCAAGCGCTAGCGCAACTTCCACTGCCACACCCCATGCAAGCGCAACCGCCACGGCCATAACGCAGGCCGATGCACGCGCAGTCGGCAGCGCCGCTGCAGGTACGGACGCGCTACCTGCCTATGCGCCGGCACTGCCTGCCAGCAATCAGTCACTGCCGACCCACCCGCCCACCATCAACCAGCAATTCACCTTCACCGCCAACATGCCGGTGACCTTCAACAACAGTCTCGATGATCCAGGCACCGTGCAGCAACTGGAGGCGACGGTCCGGCGGGTACTCGATGACCTCATGCGCCAGGCGCGCTCGGTGCAGATGGTCGATCAACCACAGCCATGAGGAGGTGCCATGACTTACCTGGAACAGCTGCAGGGCGGCTTGCATGCGCTGGTCAGGGCAGGCGAGGAGGGGCGTCGGCGTGCCGATGCCATGCTCGGCCCGATGAACCAGGCCGTCGGCCATGTCCGCGAGGCCGCCAGCGAACTTGAGGCACTGCCTTGGATCGGGCCACAAATCGGTCAGCGTTTGCAACGCACCCTGCGCGCCATCGACGCGGCCAAGCAGCGTGTCGACCGCGTGATCGGCAAGTACGACCAGACCGTGGAAGTGGTGCGCAAGGTACGCGACCGGGTCAATGTCTTTGCCGAGCATTTGGGCAAGGTCGGCGCGGCCATGAGGCGGGTGCTCGGCGATGCCCGTGCGGTGGCCAACGGCGCGCTGTCGGCGCTGGGCTTGGCGCCGCTGGCAACACCTGTCGCCGAGGCCGTCACGCCGTATGCGCACCTGTTGGTGCTGCAGCCGCCGGCCGCCAACGCGGCGCCGTATTACTTCAACCTCGACACCGCCGCCTTCGACCAGTTGCGCCGGCAAACCCGCTTTCGCTGGGCCGGGCAAGAGCGTCTGAGCCGGGAAAATGCGCAGCAAGCGGTCAGCCTGGGCGAAGAAACCATCACCCTGCGCGGCGCCATATTCCCCGGTTTCAAAGGGGGCTTGGGTCAACTGCAGGCGCTGCGCGGCGTCGGCCGCCAGCTGTTGCCCCTGACCCTGACCACCGGCTACGGCGAGGTACTGGGCACCTGGTGCCTGACCAGCATCGAAGAAGAGCAGGGTGCCCTGCTGGCTGGCGGCATTCCCCGTAAACAAGGTTTCACACTGGAGTTCGTCAGTTATGGACAAGACCTGCAAGACGTCTGAGGGCGATCTGCTCGACACCCTCTGCCACCACTACTACGGCCACCTGGACGGTAGCGTCGAGGCTGTGCTGCAAGCCAATCAGGGCCTGGCTGACCAAGCGCAGCCGTTTCGCGCCGGCGTGAGCATCCGCTTACCGGTCATGGCGCGGGCGCAGGCCAACGTCGTGCAGCTGTGGGACTGAGGCCATGCGACCGCAATTTCGCATTCACGCCAACGGCCGCGAAATCACCGCGCTGATCAACGACCGCTTGTTGCTGCTGCGCACCACCGACAAACCGGGCATGCAATCGGATGACTTCGAACTGCGCATCGATGCCCGCGACGCGGTGCTGGCACTGCCCGCCCGCGGCGCGCTGATCGAGCTGCACATGGGCTACGCCGACCAGTCGCTGACCCGCCTGGGGCGCTATACGGTCGATGAGGTCGAACTCTCGGGCCCGCCCGACACGTTGGTGATCCGTGGCAAGGCCAGCGACCTGCGCGGCACGGGCAGAAGCATCCGCAGCGGCAGCTGGGAGGCACAGCCGCTGCAACGCATCGTCAACGACATCGCCGCGCGCAATGGCTGGCAGGCGGCTTGCCCGGTCCTGACGCCGGTGCCACGGATCGATCAGCTCAATGAGTCGGATTTCAACTTCATCACCCGCCTGGCGCGTCAGTACGACTGTACCGCCAAGCTCGCTGAGGGCCGCTTGCTGGTGCTGCCGCGCCAGGGCGGGCAAAGCGCCAGCGGTCAGCCGCTGGATGTGCTGGTCATCGAGCATAGCGCTGTGAGTCAGTGGCACCTGCGGCTGGACGACAAAGCGGCGCGCCGCGCTGTGCGTACTCGTCATCAGGACCCTGGCAGCGGCGAATGCAAAACAGTCGAACTGCTCGATGAGGCGGCGGCCGAAGGCCAGCGCCCAGTGCACACCGACCCTCACCTGTATCCCAGCCGCGCAGCCGCCGAGCAGGCCGCACGGGCGCGTCTGGCCAGCTTCAATCGCGACACCGCCCAGTTGCGCTTGGTCATGCCGGGACGCACCGACCTGTTCGCCGAACGCAGCATCGATTTGCAAGGGTTCGTTGCCGGCGTGGACGGGCAGTACCAGATCGACTCGGTCGAGCAACTGTTCACCGGCTCGGGCTGGACCACGACCGTGCAAGCCAACGGCGGCAAAGCCGGCAAGGCCAACGCCAAAGGCGCAGCCCACACGGGCCAGGCGGTGATCAAAGCCCGTTGAGCGGGCCATGAAGGAGTAACCCATGCTAAGCGAAACGCAATTGCTGCAGATTCTGCCGAACGCCCGCCCCGTCGCGGGCGTTTTCGTGGCTGCACTCAACGCCACATTGCCGCGTTGGGAGATCGACAACCCCAGGCGCGTGGCAGCCTTCATCGCCCAGGTCGGTCATGAGTCCGCCCAGTTCCGTTACCTCAAGGAGCTGGGCAGCGACCGTTACCTGGCGCGCTACGATACAGGCCCGCTGGCCGTGCGGCTGGGCAATACACCGCAAGCCGATGGCGATGGTCAGCGCTATCGCGGGCGTGGCCTGATCCAGGTCACCGGGCGCAACAACTACCAGGCCTGCAGCCGCGCGCTGTTCGGCGACGAACGCCTGCTCGCGCAACCGCAATTGCTCGAGCAGCCGCGCTGGGCCTGTGAGTCAGCGGCCTGGTTCTGGCATTCGCGCGGGCTCAATGCCCTGGCGGACCAAGGCGCGTTCAACCGCATCACGCGGCACATCAACGGCGGTCTCAACGGCCTGGAGGAGCGCCTGAAACTGTGGGCACGGGCTCGCGAGGTGCTGTGTTGAGCCGCGTGCACGCTGGCCTGGTGGCGCTTTTGCTGGGCGTTTGCGTGGCCCTCACCTGGCGCCTGCAGGATTGGCGCTACGGACAGCGGCTGGCGCAGCAGGCCCAGGCCCAGGCCGCTGCCCAGGCAGCCCGCCTGGGTGCCGACCAGACCCAGCGCGAGGCCCTCGCGCAACGCCTGCAAGACAGCGAAACCCGTCATTTCAAGGAGCTCGCCGATGCGCAACAGACTCAGGCTCGCCTGCGTGATCGCCTGGCTACTGCCGATCTGCGCCTGTCGGTCCTGGTCGACCGCAGCGCCCTCTGCAGTGCAGTGCCTGCCGCCACCGCCACCACCGGCCTGGATCATGCAACCGTACGTGCCGGACTTGAGCCGGCGCATGCTCGAAGCATTATCGCCATCACCGATGAAGGCGACCGCGGACTGATCGCGCTGCGCGCCTGTCAGGCGTATGTGCAGCAGGTGAGTGGCGTCAGGCACTGA